TCATGTTGTTGCAATACGGCGCAGTAAGAATTGCGAAGGCGTGAAGGTGCAACCAGTGCTCCGATTGCATGGTGCATTGAATAGTAATTCAAAACAAACTGGCTCAGTGATGAATTGAAAGCATCACCAAAAGCAGTGGCTCCAATATGAACATGGAATCCAGTTGCAGTGTCTACCCGAGCACCAGCATTTTTTAGAATTTTGGCTACTGCCACCGCCTCGTTTAAACGGTTTTCAGTCAAGATTGGAGATACAACCTCGGCGCCATTTGAAACTGAGCCGTCATAAACTGCTTTCCAGTTTTGACTTGTTTCATGAGTGCGGTTAGGCATTTCGCAGTTAATGCCACCTTCATTTAAAACTTGGTGCGCTTTGCGTACTGATACGCCTTGCACCTCAAACTCCATGCCGAAAGTAGTCATTAGCGTGCCTGCTCAGTCATTGATTGATTGCACCTTGGGCAGATTGGTGTGCCGAAGGTGATTATTGTTGAGCGAGAAATTCTCGCAATGTAGTTATCGGTTAAGCAGATAACTTTGCGAAGGCGTGTTGATTGTTTCGCCTTTGTGTCTGCATTTGTTGCAGTCATTTTGTTTTGCCCTTCCAGTCTTACTGGCAACCAGTTTTGCCAGTGAGAGAAAAGTACGGCATGTTTAAACAATTTTCAACAATAGCCCTAAAGTCAGTATTTTATACTGGTTTTAGCGTGTCGGAATTTGTAGCCATTGACTGATTTAGCCATTGGAATCCCAAGCAGTTTAAACGGCAGGCAAAAACGCTACTCGCCAGTAATATCCTGAAGTCAGTATTTTACGCTGCTTTTAGCCATCGGAAATTTTTGCATGTTCTAAAACAATATTAAACAAATGACTTTGCGCTATTACTCGCCAGTAATATGTTTAAACATTTGCAGGCTTTGCAGTTGCAGTTGCGATTGCTGGGGGGGCACGGGCTTACTGATTGCAGAGTCAGTGCCTCACCGTGCCCTAGCACTGCCTCGCCCTAGTTTTGTTTTGCTAAGTGCATGCAGTTTTGTTTAAACACTTTGCAAGGTGCAGAGCGAGGTGCAAAATCTGCACCCCAGGGTTTTTAAAAAGTGCCAGCGTGTGTGTGTATGTATCTACTTACATAACTTTGCTAGTCCTCGCCCCCCATAAATGTGGCTCTGACCTGCGCTTTTGTACACATTTGTACTGATTTACTTATATGTGGTGTAAATCACATGCCCAGAAGTGTCCGCTAAGGACCTTCTGGACACCTATAGTATAAGTGAGGAGGCAAAATTATCGGAGCCTCCGAACACATACTGCAACCCTTTGGGTTGCTACCTAGTATTAGCCCTAACCTTCGGGCTTCGTTTGGACTTCGCCCTTCGGTTAGGTTTTTAGCCCAAGGCTCCCCATAGTCCGCCTTGGAGAACCTATGGAAAGAAAACGCACAACCTCAGCATCCCACAAAAGCGATGCTATCAAGAAGCAAATTATTGATTTTTTAATGCAGGGTTACTCTACCCAAAAGGCTATGGATGCCGTAGGTAGGTCTATCAAGACTTATGAGTACTACCGAAAGGTGGACTCTGACTTTGCCCTTGCTGTAGACAAAGTACGCTCCATGACTGCAAGGGGCGAAATAGGAAACGCTAGAGGGGAAGTACCACCCTTCCCCGAATTCTCAGAAAAGTATCTTGGTACCAAAGTTTTCAAACATCAAGAGCACTGGATTGATTTACTTGAGAGTCGGGAACCTAAAGACTTACACCCTGCTATAACCTATGAACAGGGAGCACAAGACTTACTCATAGTCAACACTCCACCTGAGCATGCTAAGTCAACAACCATTACTGTAAATTACGCTGTATATCGGATTTGCCAGAACCCTAATATCAGAATCATGATTGTGTCTAAGACACAGGCTATGGCGCAAAAGTTCCTGCTCTCCATCAAGAACAGACTAACGCATCCTAAGTATCAGGACCTACAACTAACCTTTGGACCTCCAGGGGGCTTTGAAAAGAATTCTGATTCATGGAAGCAGGACTTAATTTACCTATCCTCAGAGGCTCGTGACTCTGGAGAGAAAGACCCCACCGTGCAGGCTATCGGTGTTAGGGGTCATATTTACGGTGCTCGTGCCGATTTGATTATCATGGATGACTGTGTTGATAACACCAACGCTCATGAATATGAAAAACAAATTGACTGGATTCAATCTGAAGTTATGTCCCGTATTGACGACAACGGGGGCAAACTTTTAATTATTGGCACCCGCCTAAGACCAAGAGATTTATACTCTGAGTTGCGTGACCCTATGCGCTACCCAGATGAAACTTCCCCATGGACTTACTTTGCTCAACCTGCAGTATTAGAATTTAATGACGACCCAGACAAATGGGTAACGCTGTGGGCAAAAACTAATCTACCCCCAATATCAGGTGTAGGTAAACCAGATGCTGACGGTCTATACCGTAAGTGGGATGGTGAGGCTTTACATAAACGCAGGGCACGACTATCTCCAAACTTATGGGCGATGGTTTACCAGCAACAACAAGTTCATGAAGATTCAGCATTTCCATCAGATGCCATTAAAGGAATTATCAATGGCGCCCGTAACATAGGTCGTATACCAAAAGGCAAGGCTGGTGTAAGACCAAACGGTATGGATGGACTTATTGTAGTTGCAGGACTAGACCCAGCAGGCTCAGGTTATACCGCAGCCGTTTGTTTAGGTTTAGATGTTTCAACACAGAAGCGTTACCTGCTAGATGTATCAAATGTGGCTGCGATGAAGCCAGATGCAATAAGAGATTTAATTAAGAACTGGACTGATAACTACCAGATTTCTGAGTGGCGAGTTGAGAAAAACGCTTTCCAAACAATGTTAACTCAGGACCGTGAGGTACGGGAATACCTTTCGTCACGGGGTGCAATACTACGAGAACACCATACAGGTCAAAACAAATGGGACACTGATTTCGGGGTTGCATCCCTGACGACATTATTCCATGGCTGGCAAGATGGTAATGCACTTATTGAGTTCCCATCAACTCATGCTTCTGAAGGACTTAAAGCGCTCATTGAGCAATTAGTAACTTGGTACCCAGATGCACCAAAGAGTCAAAAGACAGATACAGTTATGGCGTTTTGGTTCGCAGAACTTGGATGCCGTGACAGAGTAGCAAACGCTACCTCATTTGCCCGTAGCCACAACAGCATAAGTATGTTTCATACCCGTTATGACCGTGCAAAACAAATAACTGTACAACTAGACGACATATACTCATAGAACAGGACTAGGTGTGCCACTTTCCCTAGAAGCAATTAAAGATAATTACGAGCGCTATAAGCAAGCATTTGCTGACCGTGATACTCGCATGGAACAAATTCTACTTGTCCGTAAAGGTCGTATGCGTGATGTATACCCAGACCTATTTCCAGACGGTCCATTTGAGAATCCGATTGTTGCCAACATGGTTGACATTGCAGCCCGTGACCTTTCTGAGGTTATCGCACCGCTTCCTGCTTTCAACTGCAACTCTCCATCAATGGTTTCTGATAAAGAACGCAAGAAGGCTGATAAGCGTGAAGAAATCGTAAATGGAATTATTGACTTTTCTGATTTACAAACTCAGATGTTTTCTGCTGCTGACCGTTATGTTTCATACGGTTTTGTGCCAGCCCAGGTTGAAGTTGACTTAGAAAACAATATGCCAAGAATCCGCTTCTTAGATTCTTATGGTTGCTACCCAATCATTGACCGCTTCGGCAAAGTCCATGGTATGTATCAACGAATCAAGAAGCCATTGGCTGACTTAATGGCTGCATACCCAGAGTATGCCCATTTGCTGTACGACAAAGACTCCACCAACTCAATGTTGGAGATTGTGCGTTATCACGATAAAGACCAAGATATTTTATTCGTTCCACAACGAAGCAACTTGGTTATTGATAGAGCACCTAATCCTATTGGTGAAGTTCTTATTCGTGTTGTCCAACGCCCCTCTCTTGATTCAGAGGCGAGAGGACAGTTTGACGATGTACTTGCAATTCAAGTTGCAAAGGCTCGTTATGCACTTCTTTCACTTGAGGCTGCTACCAAAGCAGTCCAAGCACCACTTGTAGCCCCCCGAGATGTAAATGAGTTAGCCCTTGGACCAGACGCTGTTATCAGAACTGAACGACCTTCAGATGTTCGCCGACTCTCTATTGACATACCACCAGGTGCTTTTGCTCAACAGCAAGTACTTGAAGGAGAACTTCGTTTAGGTTCTCGTTACCCTGAGTCACGCACAGGAAACATTGACGCTTCTATCGTTACTGGTCGTGGCGTGCAGGCTCTTATGGGTGGATTTGATACCCAGATAAAAGCAGCACATGCAATGTTTGCTCGTGCCTTTGTAGAACTTGTTGGGTTAGCCCTTAAGGTAGATGAAAAAGTTTTTGACAATATGGAAAAGACTTTGCGTGGTACACGCAATGGAGTTCCATACGCAATTAAATATAAACCAAGTCGTGATATTGATAATGACTACACCGTAGATGTTCAATATGGCTTGATGGCAGGACTTGACCCAAACCGTGCATTAGTCTTTGGTTTGCAGGCTCGTGGAGATAAATTAATTTCTCGTGACTTCCTACGCCGTCAAATGCCATTTTCCTTTAATGCAACTCAAGAAGAAGAAAAAGTTGACACAGAAGATTTGCGTGATGCAATGAAGCAGGCTATTGCTTCTTATGCTCAAGCAATTCCTGCACTCGCTTCCCAAGGACAAAACCCATCAGATATTTTGTATAAATTGTCCACCGTTATCAACGAACGCCAAAAGGGTACGCCTATTGAACAAGCAGTATCAGAGGCGTTTCAACCACAGAATCCCCCACCTGGTGCGATGATGACCCCTGAAGGCGTAAGTCCCGAACTTCTTGGGCAAGCAGGTGCGGTCCCCCCAGGTGAGGGGCAACTTCCAATGGGCTTAAGTGAAACTGGTCGTATGCAAGGAGTTGCTCCTGGGCAAATTGCTCCAGGTGGTCGCCCAGATGTTCAATCGCTTTTAGCAAGTTTAACGCAAAGAGGTGAACCTAATCTTCAGGCTTCCCTCGTAAGACGACTACCAGTTGCGTAAAGGGGGTGAACAATGAAAAAAATGAAATCCCTATCAGGAGGAAAGAAGCCTAAGAACCAAGGTTCAGCAGGCAAGGCTCCAACCCAAAAACCAATGATGGCTAAGAAAGCATCATCAAAGGGTGGAAAAACCTATTTCTCAAGCAATCCAAGCGGAACTCGTGGTTCACGCAGTAAGTAATAATTAAAGACCTGAGCAAGTCCAAAAACTGCTCATAATTTTAAACATCCGAACTTAGGTGGGAGGAAACATGGCAAAAGCCAGAGAAGAAAACTTCAGCGTATCCGCAACAGGTGGCGCTGGCACAAATGGACAACCTGCTCGTTATGCAGCAGGCATTGATAATGCACAAGATTTTTATGATGTACAAACAAGTGCTCCAATGTCGGGAGCAAATCCAGCATTAAAAATGTCATCACCATCAGCCAACCGTGCTTTCCGTACTACTGGACAACAAATTGTACCAATGACCGCAGCAACAATGCGCCCTGATGAAGATGTACGCACTGGAGCAACTACTGGTCTTGATGGTATGTATGCTACAGACCAAACAGCAATGGGTGAAGATGCTGACCGCATGCGTCAAGCATTGCCATATCTATCAATGATGGCAGAATTACCAACCACATCTAATTCCTTCCGTAATTATGTAAGGTATTTGAAAAGCGTAATATGAGTTTTAGCGACCTACTCGGAAACGCAGCACAGAAACTGCAAGGTAACGGGTTTGCCAATGAAATTGGCTTACCAGCAATGATGTTTGACCTTGCCTCTGTGTCATCCAATGACAAAAGTTGGGTGGGAGATGCGTTTAATTTTGCGGGTAACGCTTTCAGAACTACATTACAAGCAGGAACTTATCCAATCCGCAAGCCAATAGGTCTTGCAGTTGATAAAGTTTTACTACCTGCAGCAATGACTTCGTATGAAGTTGGTGGTCGTTACTTACGCCAGCCACTATCTGCAGCACTTACAACACTTGCTACTTTAAATCCTAAAAAGGCTTGGGAAAACAGAGAAGAAATATCTCCAGGTCAAGCATTAGCCTATCTACAATCACTACCAGGACTTCCAGGTAGCATAGGTGAAAAAGATTTTGCACCAGATTATGACATATTCAATCCTAATGACCGTAAAGCCTTTGAGGAAGATTGGTCACTTAGAACTCTTAGCGGTACCTACGACACATTTTTTACAACTGTAACTGACCCACTGGGTAAATTAGGTAAGGCTGCTGGTCTTGCTCGTAAAGCAGTTGTTACCCGCCCACTTGGTGCAACAGATACCAACGCAAATAGATTAATGCGTGATTTTTTCATGCCAAAAACTTTGCGTTCAGTAAAAATTATTTCTCCACAAACCTTGGCTAAAACAATTAACGAGGGTCGTGAAGAAGGCGGAGAACTTTACAACACACTTTCTTGGTTTGCTAAGTCAGATAGAGTTGCTATTCGCAATCACCCAATGGTTCAGCAATCTAATGATGCCGACACCTTGGCATATATGCTTGGCGAGGCAAAGACAGTAGATGATGTTGCAGATACTCTTGTTGCTACAGCCCGTCTTGGTACAAATAAACAAGTGGGTGCTGCTGCTGCCCGTCTTATTGCCAAACGCCGTGACTTAGCGTTTGTACTTGATAAGATTAACGACACAACAGATTTAGATAAAAAAGTTTTAGATAATATCCCTACCAACGGTATGGTAGATGATGTTAATAAATTAGATTCAGCAACTGAGTTGGTTAATCAGATAGAGGCTGACCCTTATTATCGTATGATTCGTTCATTTAACGATAAGGCTGCAGATTTAAGTAAGCGTACATTTGGTAAACCAGTATTTGAAAAACTTGCCATTAGCCGTGCTGAAAGTAAAGCAGCAAGAATTAAGGGTATAGAACAACCTACTAAGTTTCCAACTGTTGGAGTTATACAACCAACCAAATATCACCCACTTGTTGCGGTTGTAAATTTTGGTTTAAGAAAAGTTGGAGATGGTTTCCAAGAAAAACCAGCAGGGTATGTTAACTTTAACGACTCTGATTCATTTGGTGAAATGACTGCTTTTGGTGAACAACTTCGCCGTTTAGTTGGTCCAGAAATAGCACAACCAGTAATCAATGACCACACAACAGCCTATGTTCGTGCTGGTGGGTTACCAGAATTACGCTCAAGAGTTGCTGTTTCTTTTGAAGATTTAGCAGTTAGTGCAGTTAATAGAAGTCTTGGATTAACTGATGAACAAGGTTTATTTATTTGGAATCAATATAAGTCACGCCGTCAAACTGCATTAGATACTATTCGTGACCGCAAGTTCTTAATGACTAATGATGATGTTATTCTTAAGATTCCTTATCTAGAGCGTCAAGGCGCTAACGCACTACCAATGGTAGACCTAGAAAACTATGCTCGTGTTTTAAAGGCTAACATGGGTGTACTTAAGAGTATTGGTCGCAAGGGTGAAATTGTTGACCCTGACACAATGCGTTATGTAAGCGGTATTTTAAATGATATGTGGAAGGCTTCAGTACTTCTACGCCTTGGTTACACAATACGAAATGTTAGCGAAGCAACGCTTTCTATCTTAGGTAAAGGCTATGGTTTATTAGCCCTTGGTGATTTAAACCGTGATGGATTTAAGTCTTGGTATAACAACCGTGTTCAAGGTATTGAGCGTCTTGCAGATAGAACACTCGTAAACAAAGGTTTGCGTGAAGATTCAATTCAGATTCGCCGTAGCCTTGCAGAAACTCAATCTGAAATTTTTGCTACTGAAAAGATTATCAATGAGGCTCGTTTATATGCAGAGGCTGCAGAGCGTTTATTCTTACAGGGCAAGTTAAACGAAACTCAATACAAAGAGTTACTTGAACTTTCTGAGTATCTATCAGGGCAGTATCTATATCATGGCTCTACTGCTCCTATTAAAGCATTAGATAAGAACAGACCATTGGCTATGTCATTTAGCCAAGATATTGCAGAACAATATGCAGAGGCTGGTATGCCTCGTATTTCTGCTTCTGAAATTTACAAGCGTTTAACTGGTCGTGCTTACCCACTACCTAA